GCTCTGTTTTTGGTCCTCAGTCATGGTTGTCGACGATTTGGCATCAGGGAAATAATCAAACTCCTCTTCGGCGCCGTGGGCAGCGAAATTAACTTTTATAGTCCTATATGCCCAAGTTATTTTAATCTCCACTAAATCATTGCTGGAATAGTCCAGTTGGCCAAAATCAATTTCCTGCGGGAAAGCATCGATCAGTTTCCATTTCTCTATTGGAAAACCATTCGCATCTAGTTGTTCTATCTGCACATTCCCGATGGTTTTAAGAAATGCATCGGTAGAGCTTTTAGAATATGTTGCATTCATTGCTGCCCTTGCTGTGCTATCTCTGTATCCCGTTCTTCGGAGCCATCTAATCAATTTCCTGGTCACATTCGGATATCCAGGATCAACGAGAACCATATTGACAGCACCAAAAGAAGGCCTATCTGCTCTAGGCGTTAGTGCGGTGACTAGGGATCCCATGGGAAGAAAATCTGCACCAATCGTAGCAAATGTTAACTTCGGCTTGTCGACTGACTTTGCATACCATACCTCATCATCTCCTGCTATTAAGTCATCGTTGTAGTGGTCATCGCCAGGATTGTCGGCGCCTGTGGAACCTAAAGCATCCTGAAGGGCCATCCCAGGTATTCTGATCCTGAATCTGAATTTGAGCTTTGGATCGTAATTTGGTGTGTTTGTCCAGAAAGACTGAATTGATTTTGCCTGTGGATTGCCGTGTGATCCCGAAGCCGCGTAAAGATCATCCTGGAAGCCGACAAGTTTTTCTGCATCAGTTATCTGCTGCTGTAACTCCGTAAGTTCCTTCTGCTGTTCTTCTAATAGCTTGACAGCCTCTGGATCTAAATAATCTTTCTGGAGGCCTCCGGCCATCTCTCCTGGGTCTATTTGTCCATCGTTGTTTGCATCATTAAAGCTAACCATGACCTTTTCTGGGTCGAGCAGATCCTCGATTTCCGCCAGTTGGTCAGCAACATATGCCAGTGCATCTTCTCGTTCCTCTCTCGTGTCGAGATTTTCGCCTGTTGTCAGGTTACCCGCGGCATCTACCGAAATTCCTTCTTCGCCGGCAAGGGCTGAGAGGAGGAAGCCCCCGGAGTCTAGTACTTCTTCGGCTTCAGTTGCTAATTCTTCTTTAACAATTGACACAGTTTCCTTTGCTGTACCAAGAACCTCAGAAGCTTGTTCGAACAATTCCTCTGCTTCTTTTTGGGTCATTTCGGACGATTCGGCGATGGTTGCGATGGCCGAGACGACCGCGGCTTGTTCGGCCGCGGCTTGCAAGGCCTCTATGTCTTCGCCGGTACCGGTGATGGCGATTCCTTTCATAAGGTCTGTATCAGAGATAACCGCCTCGGCTAGCGCGACATCTATTTTGACTTCTTCCCGCATCGCCATCTGTTCTTTATACAGCGCTTCCTCGGCAGCATCTTCTGCCGCCCATGCCGCCTGCTCTTCTGCGGCCTGATCGGCCAGCATAAGATCTTCACTGGCGGTGACTTTCAAAGCCTCGGTGGCCGCGGCTGTGTCTAGGGCTGTTTCCTCGACGAACTTGGCTACTTCGATCTCTGCCCGTATCCTTTCTAGCTCTGGAACTTGTTCGGGGGTTAGGCCTGTGCTGGCTCCTCCGAGAATGGGGCGCCCTTGTTCATCGCGCTGGGTTGCATGATGTATCTCGCCTAGTGCTGTGCGGACATACTCTTCATATTCTGCCTCCAGTGCCTCTCTGTCTTCTCTGGCGGACAAATATTCCGATGCTGCATCAGTGGCGAGTTCGACGGACTCTTCGTATGCTATTTCAGTAGAAGTTCTGGTGTCGTCGAGCATATCGCCAGTGATAGTATCAGTTGTCGTTGCGGCGGCGAAAAGAGAGGGATCGATCATTGGAAGAAATTGGGGATCAATTTCATTACCGTCGATGTCGCTCGGTATCTCGGCATCAGCGAGAAGTTCCGGCGTGATGTCGGCCGGTGTGAGGCCAAACAGCCCGACTTCAGCTTTCGCAGCTTCTCCTTGCGCGATGGAATCTTCAAAAGCATATGAATTCTCAAGCGCGTTGGACTGGGGATCATAACCAATTCCTTCAGAAAGGCTTGGTGTTTCTAAATCAAGGCCCCATGCCTCAAGCCGCAGTTCGGTTTCGTGTTCCTCGGCTGATGGTTTTTCGCCAAGGTAGAGTTCTTCTGCATAATGCGAACTAGCATCGAAATCATCGGGGTCGCGGAGTATGGCCGCTGATTCAACATCTAGCAAGGAATAGCCCTGATCCAACAAAATATTAAATTGGTCTGCGGTCAGGCCCAGATCTAGTGCCCGGGCATAGTCCTCTTGTGATGCATCGTCAGCCATTGTTCACTTCTCCTATGTTATAAATAGAGGCAAGAACAAAATGGTGCGCACAAATAGTTGTGATTTATTATGGTGCGAATCTATCTTTTGAAGCATTCTTGGCTCGGAACTGAGCCCAGTCATATCGCACCTTGAGGGTTACCTCGGACAAATCGTCGCTGCTGTAATCAAGCTCGCTAAAGTCGACTTCCTTAATCCAGGCATGCTTGAGGGTCCAAGTTTCTAATGTATTGCCGCCTTCATCGATTTGCTGAATTGTAATGTCTCCGGTGGCTCCGATGGCCCCTGATTTCGAAATAGAGCTTAATTCACCATCTGTGTCTGGCTGGCCTGGGATGTTATAACCAGAAAGCTCCATGAAAGACAGAAGATTGTCGGCAATATCCGGTTCTGTTGGGTCGACCAAAGTTATGCTGACCTCACTCCATTCGGCTCGGGCTGGCCAATAGAATTTATGATTTAAATAATCGTGTGAAGCTTCGCCGATTGTCAATGTCGGCCGGTCGGCTTTCTTAGCCATCCAAAGAGTTCCGCCCCCAAGTTTAGACATGGTAACTTTAAACCTAAACCCTCTTTTAGGGTCGGCGTTCGGAGCATTAGTCCAAAAATTTGTGTTACTTGTTGTTGCCATTACTAGTTTTTCTCCTCAATCTATTAATAAATAGTGCGAGGGACGGAAAAGCCCCCCTTAATTTTGCTAGTCGTTGAATGATGCTCCGGATTTCGTTATGATAAAGTCAATTGCGATGAATTCGATAGCACGGGTTGGCTTAATGTAGATCTTGGCATACATGATGTTCTGATCTATCAAGTCCGGTGTGGTCGTTGTTCCATCTAGAATAACTCTGTAGTCATCAACTCCGAAACGAATCTTGACATCAGCCAAGAAAGCATCTGCTCTGCTCTTGAAGCCGTCCCAAGTTTGCCTGATGTTAGGCTGGAACAGGGTTGTTGACGAAATCAATGAGATTCCCTTCTTGACATACAGCATTAATCGACGGACATTGATTCTATCAAGAGCCGACCGATTTGCTTGCAGTGTCTTCTGTCCGAAGACAACGATGCCTTCTCGCGGGAAGCTTGCGATTGGGTTAATGTTAATGTCGTAAAGATCGTCACGGTTCTGTGAAGTCAACTTAGTCTCAACACCAGTAACGACAAGTCCCGCGGCGCCTTGTGATAAGCCACCTCGCTGGAATCCAGCAGGAGCGAACCATACATCAGCAGTTCTCTCAGTGTTGGCCATTGTTCCCAAAGCAACAACTGAAGGTGGAACTTTAACAAAAGTGCCGTTGACACTATCTCGGATGGTAACCCAAGGATAGTAAGCACAACCATAACTGTTGTTCAGGTTACGAGCCTTGAATGTTGTAAGGGCCTGTGGCAGGTCGCCTTTACGAGAGGCAATGGGGCTGTTTGACTCATGGCGAGGCTTGAAGCCGTACTCGATATCAATGATCCCCAAAGCATCTGCTCGCTCCTGACAAACATCGATAAGATATTTGGTAAGAGTTGGCTCTGTAAGGCCAGGCATACAGATTGCATTACACTCAACAACTTCTGCATCAGAGACTGTATTGATTGCTCTCTTAACCGTGTTGTAAGCATAGTTCGAAATCTCGCTCGTTGCGTCATCGAGTATCGTGTTCCGGAAAGGGTTACGCTCCTTGATGTTAACACCGTCGAATCCGCCGAACAGCGGTGTCGAGAATCGGTTAATTCTAGAATCGAGAATGTTCTGGTATCGGTTGTTGGCAAGGTTTCCGCCAGTGTCTCTAGGTGTGGCATTCCAAGAAACTCCATTGCTTAAGTTGCCGGATGCCCAGCTAGCACTCAGAATAAGAGCAGACGGATTAGTGCCAGCAAAGTTGGTAGCACAAGAGCAGGAAATTTCATCGAGAGTGAATACCCACTGTGGCTCCGTGTTCGTTCCGTATCCGCTTAAGTCCCAAGTGTCAGTCCAAGAAGACTGTACATCTTCGCCTAGAGTTCTCAGGTAATCAGGATAGCTTCTGTCGAACACTACACTGGTACTTGACTTGCCAGTATGAAGACCATAGAATGCATTCTTTGTTGCAGTAGAACCATCTTGTACATCAGTTGACCGGATGCCGACTGCTGGGAATTTAATGCTTGCTGTTCCGTAAGTGCTAGCCATATATGCGGTGTGTCCGGTAATAGTCAAGAGGTGGGCCTCTGAGATGACAGAGCCTGCTCCATAGCCGAAGTCAGGAATGTTTCCTGTTGTTTGGATCCAACCCGATCCGGCAGCGAAGGCAGTTTTGTCCGTCGTGACGGCGATGCCGGTCTTGAGAGAGCCGGAATGGAGTGACCCACCCTTCAGTCTCGGAGGTCCATAGACACCGAATGGCAACAATGACGGATCAGCCGCACCCATTGCGACATCATCATTAAGAATAACTCGAATATACTTAGAGCGGTTAGGGTAGTCCCCAAAGGTACGGTACCGGTTCTCGTTGGAATCCCAGTCACGATATGTGGTGCCGATCTTGACACCGACAAAGTCGAAGGAAGAAGGGTCGAGAGTACAGCCACTGTATTGCTCTACAATCTCTGGTGCTTGATCGTTGTCGCCAGCCCTTCGCAATAGGACATCAAATGTTCCGTATTTGACATTATCGTTAGAAGATGCTCGCACATTCGCGATGGAGATCTTGATGTTGTTTTGTAACCATTCTCCGTGGCCGTTGATGCCGGCAAACTTGAACAGTTTTGTCATATTGTCGTATGCATAGCTGGATGTGTCTGCGGAAGCAAACTGTGAGAAGAACCAACCAGACTGAGCATCTCGATAACTAAACTGCTTATCGTGCTGACCTAGATCAGACCCAGAGCAAACTGCCGCAATCATGCCGTATCGGACTGCGGCCGTGTTAAGAGTATTTTCTGTCAAGTGCCTCTCGTAAGTCTCTCCGAGCCAATAGTTCTTTGTGGAAGACTCTGAGACAGCGCTGTCTGTGTTAACCTTAATTGGGTTAGTGTTGAACATCTTGCGAATGAAGTTGTCGCTGTCAGGATCGAGGCTGAAAGTTATTTTTTCTTGGTTTGTTGCAGATGCGAGAGCGTCTGTGCCGGTGACCACGCGAACTGTGAACTGGCCATTAGAGTCAGAACGAACAGGTAATCCTGTGCCTTCCCCCTGTACGCCATTGGTGATTGTTCCCGTCAAAATTACATTGGCAGCATCGTTAACATAAAAGATTGCAGCTAGGGATCCGGTAACAGTGCTCGCCGCATTCCCGGCGGTTGCTGTACCGGCTTCACCTGGAAGAGAAGCAGATTGCCATACAAACAAGCCCATTGGGCCGCCATGGCTCGCTCTAGATACATTAGGATCACTTGTTGTAACCCAGCCGGCAGCGCCGTCACTATTGGCCTGCGCGTGCTCTGTGCCCATAAGTCGCACGAAAGTCACGGGGCCGACTCCAGCACGGAGATACGCTTGAGCAGCATATGCTCCATAAGTTGGAGAAGTATAGTTACCATCTCTCCAGACATCTTCTACACGACCGTTACCAGCAATTGGGTTGCCAAAGATGTTGACAAATTCCGACCAAGAGCCA